TTTGACATCTGCTCTCTAATTATTTCCAAATCTTTCTCAGCATCATCATATATTTGTCTTCCATTTAATTCAATTCCCCCAGGAAGTTTTACTCCTTGGAATTTAATTAAGTTTTGGCCCCACTGCCTTTTCATCAATGCAGTTAGGTATTTTTTCAAAAATGAATCATTGTAAACTCTTGTAAAATCATTGGGATCCAAAAGTCTCCAACAATCAAGTACAATATATTCATCTTTTTGAACATTGCCCCAATCAACGTCCAAATATAATCTATCTTGTCTCTGATTAAATCTTATCTGTTTTTCTGTATTTAAAAGAAAATCAATGTCAGAAAGATATGTTTTTGTCATTGCATATGACAACATCTCCATAGAATTGAAGAAATATAAATCATTCAAGAATAATTGATACTTTAAACTAAACATCCCACCAGATATGGTGCTGTTATCAAATCTAAAAATTTTATTAATTCCAATTACTGAAGGTGGAACTTGAATGTAGTTACTGTTTTCTGTGTAACTAAATGTTGTTGCTGTTCCAACAATAGTTGTATCTGCTGTTGTCGTTACAATTCCTACTGAATTTGTTCCTCTTCCTCTATCAATATCCTCTTGAGTTATCTTATATTTTAAATATGTCTGTATTACTCCATCAAAATGTCTTTCATGAAAATATTGTAGAGCATCATCAACAAGATCATCTACTTGCTCATCAGCAATATTAATTTCAAGGACTGGTGCACCCAGTTGCCTTTTACAATAATTGATTAGATCTGATCTACTTGCTGGTTGTGCCATATATTCACAAGTTTCCTAACTGTATTTAGGGTGCTGAAGATACTGGATTATACACATATACATTCCCATTAACTAAACTGTATACTGTGCTCCCAGAACTTACTAAAACATCGTACATATATCTTCCTTCAACTAAACTTCTGGTGTCAGTTCTTCCAAGAGACAGTGCAATTTTACCATCATAAGCACTAGTAAATCCTACTGTAAATGATGTAGTAACTCCAAGTGTTGCTCCAACTGCAACACTTTTTGAAATAGCTGCTGATCCAGTATAATCTGTGAAATTAAATGCCGCATTTGAAGTGTCTAAAACATTTATATTTGCAGTAAAATCAGAACCCCCATAGATGGTCAAATTTAAACCATAAGGAACTCCTGAGTCTGGATCAAAAGTAATGTTTTTAGTTGCCATCTACTATTCCGATTAACTTCATGGTTTCTTGTTGTTTATAATAAAGTTTGCAAAAAGATTTTGCAATATTTTTTAATTCATCACGATCATCACAACTATCTATTTGTGATGCTAACTTAGTATATGCAAATTGTTTTGACAAATTGCTTAGTTCTATTGTATCAGGATCCATTTAATAACTCCTTTAGTAGAGATTTAATTTCTTTTAGTTCACTCTTCATATTAGCAAAATCTTCTTCAATGTTTTGTATCTTATCATTCTTTTCAGATTTTACTTCACGTCTTGAAAGATACTGTTGATATTCAAGACTATTTACATTTATCACCGCATTTGTAGAAGGATCTCTTGCAAGATCCTTATGCCCATCTAATCCATAAAAATCCATCATGCTAAAGCAATTACCCTAAGATCTTTAATCCTAGGAACAAAAGACTGACTATTAGATGCCAATGAAATTTTCACTCTATATGTTCTAAATGCCGGAAGTTGATCAGCAGTAAATGTATATTCTCTGTAATCAAGTTTTTCACTATCAAATGAGCGAGCAATTGATTTTGTAATAAAGGAATCAGATTCTCCATTATTGTTTTCCGAAGCAATAACTTGCCCTCTAGAGTTCAAGTTTGAATATCCGGGGAATGGAGTGAATACTGGATCAAGACCAATTTTATTATTTAAAGAATAGAACGCTCTAATATCAGCATCATCACCAATATGTGCAGATAATATAATTTTAATTGATGATGCAGAATTTTCAAGAACAATCTCTTTTGATATGTATTGACATGCTGTAGGGTCTGAATCAATAGAATTGACTCTAGAATCAGTTGCATAATTTGTAATAATATTATTAATCCTGTTGGAAGTCACAATTGCATTTACTCTTTGAGAGTCAATGACAGGACTTAAACGAGAATCCGTAGTATTCAATGCAAGACTCATCTGCATTGACTTATTACCTACGACATTAGTCAATTTCAAATCTTCATTTACTTTAGATGCAATCATCCTTGGAGTATCAAAATAATTTTTTTGATTGATTGTAATATCTTCAAATCCAGAATCAGTAAATGGAATTTCATTACCACTAAAACTCTTACTGGTAGTTGTTCTCACTTGAGCATTAATGTTTGTTCCAGTAACTGTCAGATTTTGAACTTGTGGAGTAATAATTTCAAATGGCATATTTTGAGTAGCCCTTATATTTCTTCCACCAGTTGATTTTGTTTGTCCAATATAAAGTTTTGGATGACCAATATCAGTACTTCTATCAGTTCCTGTAGTTGTACTCATATCAACCTTAACTTTATAAGAATCAAACGTAAATGGATTTAATTGGGTTACATTATTTAAGTTATGAGTTGTATTAATCCTTTGGAGATTAATACCGGAGTTTTCGTATTTAAACACCGGAGTTCCAACTGGATAAGATCTTGGTGAAGATCCCCTAACAATATTGCCACCAATTGTATTTCCAGAAACATTTGTATATTGGATAATTTCTTCTCCAATTAACAGATATCCAACATTAGTAGTTCCGACACCAACACCCTCAAAAGATGAGAATGTTGTTGCACCACCAACTGCAATACCACCAGTAGACCCAGAAGCAAATTCTGCCGTTAATTTAGTTGGTCTAATATCTGGAAGAACTCCAGATATCTTTACCATATTATCATCAAAATACATTCCATGGTTTTGATGATTGACTGTAAAGTGTGTTCCATCATTATCAATATTGATTGTTGATATTTGAACATCACCACCAACTCCTCCAGGAAGTCCATAATTGAGTTCAGTGGTAATTCCTGCACTATTGGTGTACATAATAGTTTTAGCAGCACCAACAACAAATTCACCTTGAACCGAATTGAAAATTAGTTCATTTGTTTGTCCAATACCCGCAATAGTAAGTCTTGCATTTGTTCCAATTGTTGCTATTCCAATTGTAGAAATTCCAAGAACATCACCAACCTGATATCCAGATCCTCCATTGTTTGCAATTGTTGCTCCACTAGCAACAATACTTCCATTCACAATAGTAATGTCTGCGGTTGCACCTCTACCGTTACCGGTAAGAGTAATGAGATTTACACCACTAAATGTGAGACTTCCATCAGCAGGAGTATATCCAAGACCAGCATTACTTATGGAGAGATTTCCAACAGCAGAAGCTGCAGATCCTACATAATTTCCAGTTGCATTTGTTCCCAATTGTGAGAAAGTATTTCCAAGTTCATAACCAGAATCTGCAATTGTTGTACCAAGACCAACTCTAATTTGTCTAGAGTTCATGATAATTGAATCTGGGAGAAGTTTTGGAATTTGCCCATTTCCTATTGTAAGTTCTGGACTGTAAAATTCTACAGATCCATTATCAAGGAAATCTGCTCTATAAAGAGTAAATTTGAGATCTTCCCATTGACTTGGTTCCCATGTAGATCCATTTTGGGACTTAAAGAGTGATCCAAGATATGGTTGATTTGAAATAAATGTATCAGTTATGATATCATTCTCACCAACTCTTGAAATATAAACACTATACTTAGTAGAGTTTGATAATAATGTTACTGCATATTCAGTTCCACCTTCAACATATACTGGTGCTTTAAACTGAATATTAGTCGCAACAGATCCATCAGCTGAAATTTGAACTTCATCCGGATCTAAAACAACTTCAGAGAATGGAAGAATTTTTGTGGAAGGAAGTCCATTTTCAATAGTTCTAATTTGGATGATAACTGGAATATCCATATCATCCTTTGATCTGAAGAAAACATCACAACTAGTTAAGAATACTCCTGTAGTATCTTCAACCATAAATGATTGTGATAGAGGATCACGTCCACCACCCCATCTACGTGGTGGAGGTGGTGGTGGTTGGAAAAATCTAGTTCCTACTCGTTGAGTTCTTGATCTTTGACCAATAACTGTGCTATCAACAATTTCTGTTCCAACATTTCTAGTGACATCATTACTTTGGAACTGCTCTTGCTCTTCAATTCTTGCATTTCTAACGGAAACAATATTTTCCTGAACTGTTTCTAAAGTTCCTGTGGAAGCAAATCCTTCTTCCGCAATAGTAACAGCTTCATCTTGATTATTATCAATATCGTCTGTTAAAGTAAATACTTTACTTCCAGTTTCAAATCTAGGGAAACTCATATTGTTTGGATCTGGAATATAATAACTACCAATCAAAGTAGCAGATATATCAGAGACAAGTCTTACACTTGCAACTTTTGCAATAGCACCACTTGTCTGTCCACGGAGAGACATTCCTTCTCTAATCCAACCATAATATTGACCTTGAGACTCATTAGAAAGCGAGAATGTATCAACATTTAAGATAGTTGATGTTGAAGAATATGTGGAAGATAAATCTTGAACATTATATGGATTTTGACGGAAAGTCTTTGTCGCTGAATCATAAGGACCTTCCTTGTGATTTGATTGTGCAACTCTAAATTGAATGAATGGAGCTGATGGTAGAGAATTTGAACCAATGTCACCAACAACTGGACTATTTCCAATTACAGTTTCTCCAATTTCAAAAACTCCTGTTTCCATTGTAATTTCAATCAATTTTGGAACACAATATTTGGAAATATCTACTCCATCAAAAAATGCATATAGTCTAGTCAGTGGTTTTACTTTTTTAGCAACAAACTCAACATTTCTAGATCTCATGAATGGAATAAGATCTCTACTTACAACTCTATCACCTACAGATTCGCGATCAAATTGTTCTGTTACTATAGTTCTGGATCCAGTTCTTGAATTAGTTCCAAATTCTATCGATGTTTCAAGATCTTCTTCAACAATATTATCAATAACAGTTCTATTTGACCAGCTTATAGCATTTCCACTTCCAATAATAATAGTATCGGGAGTGTTTTGAATAACTCTTTGTCTAGTGGATTCAACAATTTCAATACCAACCCAATTAGTTTCCCAAGAATTCCATAATATGGGCCCAAACCCTGTTTGAGGATCGATAGTTCCATTTTCCGTCATTCTACTAAAGGTTGATGCGTAATCACCTTCAACATCAATAATTTTTGCATCAAGTCTTGCAGTGTCAACCCAGTTATCGCTTGCCGGAGTCAATTCTACTGTTCCACTCCAAAAACTGATCAAGAAAGGAGTTACACTTTCAGTTCGTGTGGCAAAATTTTGTTTAATATATTCAACTTCAGCATAATCAAGTGTTACAATATCATTTTGCTTTCTAACATTGTTTCCTTCTACTATAGAGAAATTCAAATCTACAGTTGGATCTGTATCCACGACGGGACCAAAAATCATATCAACAGAGTTGGTATAATGTCTTGGTCTTAATTCATTATATTTTCTATCAATAGAATTGTTGAGTTTAAAGGTATCTTCTTGTGCCAAGAAGTCATTAAAGTTATCTACAAAAAATCCAGACTTAAATCTATTTAAACCTTCATTATCCGAAATAAAGAGATTCGCTGTTTCTTTTTCTAGAAGGGAAAGAGTTGTATAATATTCAAGACTCTTGATTCTATTCTCAAGTTCCTTGATATCTTGCATTTTATATCTTTTATGCTGCAAGAATGAAAGTTTTGCATCCTTTACATTCGCAAGATATGCTGGAAGTTCTACTCTACAAATTTCAATTGCGTCATCAACTGGATCTGGTCTCTGTGGGTTGTCTGATGGAGTTCCATAAACAACTTGGAATTTTCCACTCTTAGATAAAAATACTCTGTCAATTCTTCCTTGATAGTAAGAAATATCAGTCAAAATAGATTCATCTGAAGCTAATGGATTTGCTGCAGATTGTCCTGATCCATTGAATGATCTTCCAAAAAATTCAAGTGGAGATCTTGAATTTTCAGTTGCATTATAATCAGAAACTCTAGGTCTAATATCGATAATATCAGAGTTTCTAAAAATATTTACTTTTTTAATCTCACTTGCATAATCAAACTGTCTATATGAGTTAACAGTCGTTATGTCTCCATCATCTGTATTAGAATATGATGCACTTGAAAAATAAATTTTAATCTGTTTTGATGGGGATAATGAATCATCCTTTCTCTTAATTCTTCCATGATCATAGAAAGTAATTTCCTGTCCCGTCTTAAATGTATAATTGGAAGAAATATTAAAACTAGGAACTGATAATGTAGATACTAATGCTGTAGAATTTGATTCTTCAAATAATACAGTTTCTCCCTCTACAAATGCAATCTCATTTTTATAAAGAAATGAGATATTTGAATCATTTAATTTTTCTGCTACTACGGCAACAGCACCGCTTGACTGTCCAACAATTTTCTCTCCAACCAACAATTCCGATGTTGTTGTAGAATTAGTATTAATTGATTGTAGAGCAACTTGAGGACAAGATGGTGAAGAAGTGTCTGCTGATTCAAAAACTCCATGGATTTCAATAACATCTGGAGTATTTAATGAAATTACTTCATCCTCAACTCTCACACCAAACGGATAATTTCCATAAGTTAATCCATTATTTAATGTCGTTGCCCCAATTCCAGAACCAGAAAGTTTTGATTTACTTATGGTAATAGAATTGACTCTATTTTTAATTTTTTCTTTTGCTTTTGGTTTTACCTTTTTAAGAGTAGCAATTAAAGTTGCTCCAGCATCATTCGCCCCAAGATTTCTAATTAATAAAGTAGATCCATTTGCTGGAATATCAAACTTATCGCCACTCAATACTTCTGTTGACCCATCAGATCTAATTAAGAGATATCTTTCCTCATCAAATGGCAAAAATGATTCATTATTATCAGCCACTACTTGTGCTGATAGTTCATTGCTAGCAATGTTAACTGTAAAACTCTTTCTAATGACCAAAAATGCATTAGAAAGATCTACATCAGAAACATTAACTTTAGGTAGAGGTGCGAATAGAGCATTATTGGAGGACGGCGCTAATTGAGTATTGAGGACCGTCAAATCAGTTATACTCAATGTTGATGCTGGTAGGAATCCACTGGAAATTCCAGAAACTGCAGTAACGCCTTCAACTGAAATATTATTAGATCCTACACTAGTTACTCTAGCAATAATCGGATCTCCATCCAATCCTGGAGTTGTATCACTATATTTAATTAAATCATTTTCCTTTACAATAGTTCCTGGAAAATTTGGATTAGAACTTCTAATAGTACTAAGTCCGCCAGAAAGAGGACTTACTGTAGCAATACCAATCACAAATCCATTAGATTGAATTACATCTGCACTAAAAGTATTAATTCCAACAGTTCCATTATTAGTTCCATATACGGATTTGGTATTGGAAATACTATTTTCAGTTATAGCAATGGCAATTCTACCATTTTCAACTCCATTAAAAGTAAGTTTTTCATTCGGTACAAAAGTTCCACTAGTTCCATATACAGTAATTGCAGTGCCAGCAGAAACTGCATGTCTTAAGAATCCTGAGGCTCCACTATTATTACCCTTAACAAAAGTAGGAATTGATAATGTATGTGATTGATTTAAGGAAATATTGGTTGTTGTTTGTACATCATACAGAGCAAGGTTCCACTCATTACTATTTGAGTTAGACGTACTATAAGATCCAGACTCCAATTTGAAATCATATACTCTTGCAACACCAACTTCATTCCCAGGAAGAGTTTCTGAACTACTTCCAACTCTTTGATCGCGTAAACTTACAAAATAAGTATTTCCAATTCCGATAGTAGGTGATCTATATACCCTATTAACTTGTAATGTTGGTCCAGTATTATAAATTATATTTTGATTTTTGATAGTTCTGGTTGTTCTTGGTTTATTTACATCAAGATAAACGGTACTGACAGTTTCAATTTCATATCCCTTAATATATGCTTTTCCGGGAGAAATTTTGTATAGTATTAGATCATCTGTTGGAGTTACTCCTCCAGGAGTGAATTGCCCAGAATTAAATATTCCACCATTACCAATATTATTATTTAAAGATTCTGCAACACCAATATCAAAAGCCTTTACATAGTAATTGCCAGATTCATCAAAGGTCCTTCTTGCAAGAGTATCTGTTACATTACTAAATCCAACACTACCACCGAAGATAGATTTTCTACTAACATCTTGAATGGAACCTTCAATTACGGTTGCAAGTAAAATAAAATTATCATCATTAAAATCATCAAGTGCTTTTTTAAATAAATTTACACTAATTTTAAGTCTATCTGCTCCAGGTGCAGCATAATTACTAAATCCTTGAGAATTATCATTAAGATTTTCATCTAAATCGGCATTTATAATTTCTTCGTTTACAAAAAGACCAACTCGATAACTGGGATTATTTGAATATTGGTCAAGAATTAAAGTTTCTCTAGATACATTAACAAAATTTCCCCTTACAAAATACACACCCTCATCAATTTGAAATGCAGACCCTACTTGGGATGCATTATTTTCTATTGTTGATGCAAAAGGTGATCCAGAAGCAATAGTAGTGTTTCCAAGAAGTCCAGATGTTATTACTTCATTTGATGAAAGTTGCTCTCCATCAAAGAAAATTTGGGTTGAGTTATTTCCAGTACTAGAAGAAAGATAGTTAATATAGAGAGTTAAATTACCATTTTCAGAATCTTCTGGTAAAAGAACACTATCAACAAACGCAGTTACTCCAGATCTTTGTCCTGTTATTTTTGTGCCAATTAACTGATCTACATAAGCAGATACAGGAACACCTTGAAATAAGTTATCTAATTGAATACAATAATATATTCTATTGTAACTAGTATTTCCTGGAATTACTTTGGCACCTTCTTTAAAGAAGTGTTGTCCAAATCTTTCAACTTGATTTTGCAGTATAGACTGGAGAGAGGTTAACTCTCTAGCCTGCACAGGGTATCCGGGTTTAAATAATACCTTATGATAATCATTCGTGGGGTCAAAATCGTCAAAGTAGGGAGCTACATTGAGGTTCGTTTGTTGGGGCATAATTCTTTAGAACTGCAAAATAACTTTTATGTCTTCCTTTTGGTTTGACGATCTGGTTATAGATGGTCTGTTATCAACGTAAATTATATTACCAGAATGTTTCTTAACCTCTGGACTGGCAAGACCACTCGTAAAGGTTTGACCAAGATAGTATGTACGATTATTTATTACCGTAGATATACCTGAGAAGTTTTCGTCAATGGTTAAATTTGATCCCGTAGATGGGGTAATTGTTAGTACTCCACCAGTTCCGGGAGATGATGTAAATTCATTCAGACTAAATCCATATTGAGGTTGAGTCTGAGCAGTTCCTACAGTGTTAAATCCAGCAAGAGATCTATCTTGCCAATACTTAAGAATCCCAGTGTTTTGATCATAATTTACAACTCTACCAACAGCTGTTGATCCTGTTGATATGGTTTGAGTAAAATAAGAGTCAGAAGTAAATGTGGCGGTACTGTACCCAGATCCAACCAATTTCAATGCTCCAAGCGCACTTGCTTTATCTACAGAAAGAATACTTGAAGAACCAAATTGCTCAGGATTTTCTACAACTCCAACTCTAGCGATCTGATTTCCAGTTATAAAATCTGGATTATTATTATCATTTTCAATTCTAGAATACATGAGAACATTATATGCTCCCAATTCTCTGTATATATCTGAACCATGTCCACCCTGAGGTGACATTATAACGTTAAAAGTTGGTCTTGTTGTTCCTGTTGGAACCCCACCAGACTCTAAATCGACATTTCCATAGGTATAATTGGATCCTTGATTTGAAACAGTTACTCCACTTACTTGTTGATTTCCATCAATAGTAACAGTACATTCTGCACCAGATCCATCGCCCATAATAGGAACAGATGTATACGTGGAGTTTGCAGTTCCAAGTCCAACACCTTTATTAGTGACGGTTACAATTTTAATTGACCCATCAACTGCATTATCTCTGATAGGTGCATTGTCTGCAGAGGTTTCCCAATCAGATGGTACAGGTAAGAAATCTGTAGATTCAAATTTAGCAACATCGCTTGGTTTAATACTGAAAAGATATTTCCAAATATATCCATCACCACTAGTTCCTGCAGATCTTGGTTCCAAATCTGTAAATGTTGGTTCATCAAGAGATGGTCTTCCAGAAGGATTATCTGGACTAATTCCATTTTGTAAGCAAATATAAACTCTAAAATCACTATTCATTACAAAGTAATTAGCAGAATATAGTGATGTCGAACCAGAGACTACAGCAGTATTAGATCTACTATAATCATGACGATACATATCATAACTTGTTCCTGAAGACCAAGCGAGTTTTGGTACAACTTGTCTTACGTCAGCAGTATTGATTTTTTTCAAGGCCACCATAGTGTCCCAATAATCATTTTCTTGATCAAAATTATCTTTTGGTGATGGGGGATCAATATCCCAATCAACCTGGTAATCTGCAGGATTGGTTAATCCAATAAAAGAATAGTATGAATTGCTGGCATTAGAAACACCAGCAACAAAATTCTTTGCATTTAATATTCTAATCTGATCAGTTATAATAGCAGCCATTTGACGGACTTTTTTTCTTTATTTATTAGAGATTAAAGATCATAATTTTTGAATTTTAAAGAGTTTGATCTAACAACCATAGTTGCAGTTGAAATTCCAGATCCTTCTGCATATGAAGAATATGAATTTTCTTTACTTCTTGCTGTTATGTCAATTCTTCCCCAACTAAATGATCCAAAGAAATCTGAAGTTGTAATTCCAGAGAATCCATAATTAAATTGATTGACCTTGGCAAATACTCTACGCACATAAGTTGAAATTCCAGATACACTTGTAGAAATTGAAACTGCACTGTCAACTTCATACACATTATCTACAAAAACAGTTCCTAGTCCTACTGTATTATCTGAGGCATCCAGAGATAGTACAGAAGTTGAACTAGATCCAACATTAGAATTTTTAATAACAAAGTAATCATTTTTACTAATAGAACTGATTGTTAGTGCTGTTCCTGCAATATTAGAATTTCTGAGGAAGGAATTGTATGGAATGTGAATATCAAAGATAAGTTGTGTTCCAATACCAACAGTAGTAGTTCCAAATCCAACAATTACACCATTATCTCCAGAATAAGTATTTACGGATACTTCTTCAATATTATGTGATGGTGGAGCAATTAGAACAATAGGAGCACTAATATTTGTATATCCAGTTCCAGCATTGGTTATTGTTATACTCGTAACAACTCCTGCAGTAATAGATGATGTTGCTGTTGCTGTTGTTCCAAGTCCAACCGATTGAACTGTACTTCCAATAGTCACTAATGGAGCAGAACTATATCCAGATCCTCCATCAGAAATAGATATTGAGGATACTGTCCCAAATCCACTAATAATAGCAGTTGCAGATGCACCTACTTTAGAATCTTGAGTAATAAATTTAACTTTCTTTTGGAATGTTAAATCTGTATCATTCTCATTTTGAGAATCAAAAGCTGGTCTCAAACTGTCAACATATATTGCTGTAGATCCAACTCCAACAGATTTTGTAATATATGCACTAGGATTGATAACTGGTTCATAGAGTTCCCTATTCTTACCGATAGCAATTTGATCAATAAAAACATCCTCGGTTTGCCTACACCAAACAACGGGTCTTTCTAGAGTAACATCCGCAGTATTTCCAGGTCCAGAATATGAATTGGTTTCGACTGTATTTGTAGATTTAATTTGATCAACGACCCTCTCTTCTTCATCCAACAATAATGATTGTCCAATAGATTTATCATGCTTAATTTGAAGGGTATCACCTTTTTTCACAGTTTCAATTATATTTCTAAAGATTACATCAGTATCTCCTGTTCCCTTATAGAACATAATACTAACAGAATCATCAATCTTCAATCCTTCAGTAAATGTTACAATACTTCCTCCATTAAAAGTATATCCTTTACCAGGAACTTGAAGTACATCATTAACAATGATAAGAAGAACATCTTGGACATCAATCTTAGATCCTTTTCCTGCAACAATAGAAATTGAATTTCCTGCTAAAGATAATGGGAAATCTTTTCTAGATCCATCAATAAAATCATTAATACTATCCAAAACTTGCAATTGTCCAATAGACCAACCCG